TGAAGAGGGAATGAATCTCTACAAAGAGATGCTTGATGCGTCGATTGCAAAGGAGTGTGCTCGTTTTGTGCTTCCTTTGGCATGTCCCACAAAAATTTACATGACTGGCTCAGTTCGGTCATGGATCCATTATATCGATTTGCGTTCTGCAAACGGTACACAGAAGGAACATATGGATCTTGCATTAGGTGCTAAAGAAATCTTCTGCGAACAATTCCCTGCCGTTGCGGAAGCAATGGAATGGAATAAATAAAAATACGAATAGGTGATTTATGGCAACATATCCCGTTATTAATAGAGAGTCTGGCGAACAAAAAGAAGTCAAGATGAGTATTCATGAATGGAATGAATGGTGTAAAGAGAACCCTGACTGGACAAGGGACTGGAGCGATCCATCTACCCTTCCCGGTCACGGGGAGGTGGGAGACTTTAAGGATAAACTTAAAAGATCCCATCCAGGATGGAATGATGTTTTGCATAAAGCATCAAAAGCTCCAGGTTCCTATGTTCGCCCTATTTAATCTTTTCTATGCCCACAAAAAGGAAGAACCAAACTCCCGTTCCATTTGGAATGTCCAATAGACAAATGAAAAGAAAGAAACCAATCAATACGGATTTGATGAAACCCATCGAACCGTTAACAGAAAATCAAAATGAACTTTTTCGCTGCTACAAAAACGATCAAAATATCGTTGCTTACGGTGCAGCAGGTACAGGTAAGACGTTTATAACGTTCTACAATGCCCTTAAAGATGTCCTTGACCCGAAGACTCCTTATGAGAAAATCTACATTGTCAGGTCGCTTGTAGCAACCAGAGAGATTGGATTCTTACCTGGAGACCATGAGGATAAGTCATCCTTATACCAAATTCCATATAAAAATATGGTGAAGTATATGTTTGAGTTACCTACAGAAGCAGATTTTGAGATGCTCTATGCAAATCTCAAAGCTCAAGGAACTGTAAGTTTTTGGAGTACATCTTTTATTCGTGGTACAACTCTTGATAATGCAATCATCATTGTTGATGAATTTCAGAACTTGAATTTTCACGAACTTGATAGTATAATTACAAGGATTGGTGAAAATAGTAAGATTATGTTCTGTGGAGACGCAACACAATCTGACCTCATTAAAACCACAGAGAAGAATGGTATCTCAGATTTCATGAGAATCCTTAGAACAATGCCATCGATGGATATCATTGAATTTGGTGTTGAGGATATTGTTAGATCTGGTCTGTGTAAAGAATACTTAGTTGCAAAAATGGATTTGAATTTATGATTTTTGAGCATTGTAATTATCTCGGTGACCTTGAACTAAACAAGAAAGAAACAACTGGCATCCGTCTCTATAACTTACCTAATGGAGACTGGGTGCCTTCTATTACGTCTGTAACTTCTTTTTATAACCGACAAATTTTTGTTAAGTGGCGTAAGAGAGTTGGTGTTGAAGAAGCAAATCGCATTACTAAAAGAGCAACTACCCGTGGTACGGATTTCCATGAAGCAGTTGAAGTATACATGCGGAACAATGAAATAAACTGGGATGACTTTCGTCCTCTTACAAAGTTTATGTTTCATCATGCTAAACCATATTTGGATAAGATAAATAACGTACACGCTATCGAAAGAACCTTGTACTCAGAGTATCTTGGTTTAGCTGGTAGGGTTGACTGCATTGCTGAATATGAAGGAGAACTTGCAGTCATTGACTTTAAAACTTCTGAAAAAATTAAACCTGAGAAATGGTTAGAAAACTATTTCGTTCAAGAAACTTTTTATGCTGCTGCATATTATGAACTAACTGGTATCCCCGTCAAAAAACTCATCACCATTATGGTTACACCAGGTGGTGAAGTTGAGGTATTTGACAAAAGAAACAAAGGGGATTATATTAAGTTATTAGTTAGATACATTAAAGAATTTGTACATCACAATACTGGGTCAGAGGATGGGTAATGAACTAGAAAAAGCACTAGAGAGTAAATTCTTTTGTCCTGCTCGATTCACGCAAGAGATTGAAACTCTTGTTCAAGAAACTAAAAGCATATCATACATTGATGCTATCATTCATTTCTGTGAGAAGAATGGTATTGACGTAGAATTTGTTCCCAAGTTAATTACTAAACCTTTAAAAGAAAAGGTTAAATGTGAGGCTCAAGAACTAAATTTCCTGAAGAGAAGTTCTAGAGCAAAACTACCGATTTAATTTCATTTTTGCCTGAAAAAAATTCCGGCAAAAATTTGACCCTATTACTTTTTTCATGATGCCCTTTGATGCCTATAAGCAATACCTTTCGTTAAAGAATCACTTTACGAAAGATAAGTATGACTATCACAAGTATTGTGGGAAGAGTCGTGCGACTGTCCAGTCTTTTTATAAACGAAAAGATCGCTTCTGGTTTGAGAAACTTGCTAGAGGCAAGGACGATAAAGAAGTAATCGAATTCTTTATATCTAACTTTATTACTTGCACTGACCCAAGTAAACTCTGGATCGGAGAGATGATTCGAGAAGGAGAAGGTCGGTATACTGCATGGAAGAAAAGGAATCAATCATTATCATATATCTTTAAAGAGGAAGTAGAATCTATTTTGATTGAAAATAAGATAGACTCTGCATTCTCAAGTCAAAAAGGTCACCCACTAATCTTAAAAGAATATCTAAGAGAGAATATATCAATTGAGACTATGGTTATCCTTGATAAGATACTTGGATTCAGGACCAAGTGGGATAAAGATCTAAAAGATCCTGTCTGGGAAACCGTAAGTCTTCGAATGAAAAAGTATTCTCCATTCCTAAATATTGATGTATTCCGTTACAAAAAAATTGTTAAAGAGGTTGTATTAAGAAAATGAGTTTTTTTGATTCTGATGTTGTCCGTGCAGAAATGACGGAAATAAGTGAGTTGCAAGATGATGTATATCGTAATGTTTTTAATTTTCCTAAGATGACCAGTCAGGAACAACTTTTTCATGTAGCACTTCTAGAAAGACTTATTGAAAAACAAAAAGTTCTTTATACTCGTTTGAGTTTATCTGACGATCCTGAAGCTAAAAAAATGAAGCAGAACATTCTTGACTCTGCTGCAATGATGGGACTTTCTCCCAACACTGATATGAATTCTGTTTTCAATAACATGAGTAGAATGCTTGATGTTATGAAGAAGCAGATTGACAAAGACGATTGACTCGTCTAGAATAACGAAGTACACACAGACCAAATCCAAAAAATCTAAAGAATCCTATGTCTTTCGCAAATCTTAAAAAGCAATCTTCTCTTGGTTCCCTTACCTCTAAACTGGTTAAGGAAGTTGAGAAGATGAACAATACTTCTGGTGGTGCTGATGAGCGTCTCTGGAAACCCGAAATGGATAAGACCGGCAATGGTTATGCCGTCATCCGTTTCCTGCCCGCACCTAATGGTGAAGAACTCCCATGGGCAAAGATGTATTCCCATGCCTTCCAGGGTCCTGGTGGATGGTACATCGAAAACTCTTTGACCACAACTGGTGGTAAAGACCCTGTGTCTGAGTACAACCGCGAACTATGGAACAGCGGTAACGAAGCAGATAAAGATACTGTCCGTAAGCAGAAACGCAAACTCTCTTACTATGCCAACATTTATGTTGTGCAGGACAAGGCTAACCCTCAGAATGAAGGTCGTGTCTTCCTGTATAAGTTTGGTAAGAAGATCTTTGATAAGGTTATGGAAGCAATGCAACCTGAGTTTGAGGATGAGACTCCAATCAATCCCTTTGACTTCTGGCAGGGTGCTAACTTCAAACTGAAACTGAAGAAAGTTGCAGGTTACTGGAACTATGATTCATCTGAGTTTGATAAAGTTTCACCACTTCTAGATGATGATGATGCACTAGAAGCGTTGTGGACCAAGCAATACTCTCTTGCATCACTTGTTGCAGCAGATCAATTCAAGTCCTATGAACAACTACAAACACGTTTGAAGATGGTTCTGGGTCAGAAGTCTGCACCTGCTCGTTATGATGAAGAGACTGACAACGAAGACAACTCTCGCGGTAACTTTGCTCCTGACTGGGCAGCAAAGAGTGCTCCTGCGGCAGACTTCAATGCACCTGACATCACTCCAACAAAGTCTGCTGACTCTGATGAAGATGATGCTCTGTCCTACTTCCAGAAACTTGCTGAAGAGTGATGAGATATAATCAGTTGTGCTTAACCTTATTGGTTATCGCAGCATATATTAATCTACTGAAATAGTCTGATATTATCAGCACGCTTAAGGGTTCCATTCATGTATTGAGTGGAACCTTTTTTGTATTCCATCATTTCTTCTAAGTCATCTTTGACTACGTTTAGGAATCTTTGTTTTAAGATAAAAATATTTCTTCTATCATCTTGAAGTCGTTCTTCATACATATAATTCGTTACTTCTATAACTGGAGATGATACTATTGTCATCCCCTCAGTGACACTATCGTAAAATGATATTGAATAATTTGAATCAACTTCTAATCCAGCAGGAACAATTACAACACCTGAAGAATTTTTGACTTCGGTTGTTTCATAATGATGTGCTGCATTGATATTATCATAGGTTTCATATTTTTCTAGTAAATAATTCTCAAAATTAATTTGTGACATTGGCCATTCTTCATACACATTTAAAATATTATTGCATGTCAACACTAACCAATCTAAATTGGCATCCCCATAAACTTCAAATGCAACATTATCTGGTCTATCATTACCTTTGACTTTATATTTTGTAAAAACTGATGCATTTTGAAAAATATCTTCTCTGAGTTTTCCTCTTATAAAAATATTTTTTACTGTAATGTAATCAGATATCCTGGAATCAGGAAGTCTGCTGACATATTCGAAATCTGGTAATTGACTGAAGTAATTTGACATTTTAGAAACCTATTGCGTCGTCTGGTTCTTTCCCGTTACCCATACCAAAATCATCATTATATATTGGTTCCAGTTCACTAAATCCTAAAGTTAATTCGTATGCTACCATTGTACCATCTTGATATGTTGCATAATTTCCTGTTGGGGTATAGTTAACTCCAACAGTTTGAAGAGCACATTCTTTAAATGCATTCAGTTTAAAATGTAAACCAGTTCCACCATCTTCTTCCTCACCTCTATGTAGGTAACGAAGTTGAAAAGTATGTGGTGATTTTAAAAATAAGTTTGATTTACTTCTAATTGGTGCCATTCCCTGCTTAAAAAATCGTATTATGGATACTACCTGCAGGGCTTCATCTTTATCTCTAGGAGCTAATGTGAATGTAAATTGGAATGGTCTTAGTGTTGGACCTTTAAATAAAAGTTCCATATTAGGATTCAAAACTTGACCAGTTGTCCTTGATAATAGTGACTGTCCTTCTACACC